TCTCTTTTAAAATAGAGTCTGTACCGAATAAATAACTAACAAGGAGATTCAAAATGAGATATCAAGGAAACAAAAAATTATTTAAATTGTGGATTTCACCAATTTACCAAAGCACTCGCGGATATGACGAGGGTTATGAAGATGAAAAGCCTTGGGGCTACGAAGGAGAGATCGAGGGATTAAATCTTGATCTCAGCTCATTCGATTCACCAGTTCAGTTTCATGGAGAAACTGAAAAGAAAGTGATTGAAAATGCTATATCAGTTTTAAAAAATGCAGGTTTTTCTGGAAAACTTAAATTAATGAGCAAATTAATTAACAAGGGAGATTCAAAATGAAATTAATCAGAACACGACACTTCGACAACACAACACGATTTGCTCTTGTAGGTCAGAGAGGAAGGAAGTGGACTAAAGTGGTTGTGATGGTCACGCCAATTCGAGTTGTCAAAGTGGCTAATAAAGTAGCCGACAAATTTGAAGAGATTGTTAAGGGTGATCCTAGACTAGGAACAAAACCTAAAGCTGGTAACCCAGTGACTAGAATGAAACAACAAATTAGAGAGCTGGCAGCTTGGACTTACAAAGAAGGGTTACCAAAAACACTAACCAACTTCTTGAAAGGGGCGTAAGCCCCTCTCTTTATTGAGTCATTCTCTTCTCTTGCATTTGCTTATCAACTATCCTCTCTTTTGATTCGATATCTTTTTCTTTAATCAGTAGATCAGCAATCTTAGCTCTCTTAGTAAACTCCTCAGTGTCCTCATCTTTAATGTTAGCTGATAGGTTTCTAATCATGTCAGTCTTAACCTTGTCCTCCATCAAAGAAGCCTCAATCATTATCTTCTGAGCATTAGCCTGTGCCTCTTGAGCATCAGCCATAGACTCTTGCGCTCTAGCCTGTAACTCAGCAGTCTGAGCTGCAAGGTACTGCAACTGAGCTTGTTGTGCTTGCATCTGCATCTCTTGAGCTTGTGGATTAGGCTGAGACATCTGATCTAACTGCGCTACTAACTGCTCTCTGTTTAACAACCCAGAAGTAGAAACAATACTCTTAAGTATGACAGGAACGATAGGGGATGATGGTCCTAGTGTTTGTAACAGACCAATCAACTGCTGTTGCTCATGCTCTCTAGCTAAAGCACCAATAGAAGACATCGTAGTAAACTTAAAGTCTTTCATCGGATAGCGTTCAGGGTCAAACTGCATATAACGATACGCAACCTTCTTGACCATTGGTATGATGAAGTCATCCTGAAACGAAGCCATCGCCACTTTGTTCTTTTTGACGATGGCAGACATAGCTAACGACATGCCCATTCCGTTGTTCTGTCCTCCTCCTGCTGCACTCTTGACCAACTCTGCAGAGTCTAGTGTGCCTGTAGCTTGTAGCAGCATTGCCTCAAAACCTTTTGCTGTTTCATAATTTGAAGCATCTGTGGATCCGAACTTAAACGGTTGTAATATTTCTGAAGGATTGCCGTTAGTCAGTATGTTTTTACCAGCTCTGACTTCAAACTTCATACCTCTCGGTAGTCTTGTAGCATCAATACCCATCATAGGTGCAGTGGTTAGGGCTAGAGAGTCCATATGACTGCGTAGCTGGGCATCAACAGCTTTTTGCATATTGTACGCCTTCTCTACTGTTCCAACTCCGTAGAACAACTTAGGACGCACTTCAGGTCTATAAATGACAATTGGACGATCTTCCATCATGTATGGAGAGCGTTCTGCCTTCAAAAGTTTAGAATCGTTAGCAATAACGATGACAGCCTCGACTAAATCAGCCATTTCAGCAGCTTCATCGTCATCTGGGAACAGTTCTTCTGCTTTTTGCTCTACTTCACCTGAAGATTCTAATAAATCTCTTGGAACTAGCCCATAATACCGAATTACCTTGACTTTATCGTCTTGATACTCAGTTGCTTCAAGTTTAGACGGTTCTATGTCATCATCTTCATAATACGGCTCTATATCTACCTTTTTATAGACTCCAGAAGCCATTCCACGCACTATTTGATGATAACTGATGTATTCTTCAACAGCTACACCTAAAGATTCATCAACTGAGTCAGAATTAGGGTCTACTAAGAGATTACGAGGGTGAACAGGCTTAACTTTGACTGTTATCTTCTCTCTTTCGGTGACTCCTACCTCTGCCATGCCCTGCTCTGGCATTTCTTGGGTAGTAGGGATACGTTCTAGCTCTGTTTGAACTAAAACTTCCCCTACACCTGTCCCATACAGCTCTGCTAGTTTAACAATCGATGATACGTTGTTGATGTAAGCGTTGTTATGCGTATCTTCTAGTAGAAGAGACTGCATAAGCTCAACATCAGCACTATTTTGATCTAACCCATCATCACTTATTTCAAACAGTTTTCCGGATCCAGCAAAGCCTTCCATAGTTTCCGCAACCCTGTTATCAACAGCTTGACGGGTAGCAGGACTAATGATTTTACTACGCTCACTGTCCCTAGTACGATCTTCCGCAGCCCAAACTCCATAATATATCCTTTCATATTCATCCCACTTGGTTTCATAATTAGAGTCTCTCCAGTCTCTCCACTTGTCACAGTGGTCAACCACGAAAGACACCAGCTCTTTCTCACTTTGTGATTCAGGTGCTTCTTCTTCCATGAAATCTGTGTTGTAATCTTCAGCCATATTATTTCCTATTTAATGATTGTAGGTCTAGATGTAGGTATAGTATTAGACAACTGGTTCATCATACGATCAAACATTTCTCGTTGTTCTGGAGTATAAGCAACTTGATTAAATTCATCAGACCATTGCTTAAATGGATAACCTCTAAAATAAGCTGGTAGACCTGTCATTTGTTCCCATTGCTCATAAGGGCGTTTTTCACCTTCTTTAGAAACATAATGTCCGTACTGTCCCTTTAATCTTTCTTTTTGTTCTGGAGTCATTGACTCAACAAAGTCATCGTAGTACTTTTTATATTCAGGATCATTATAAATAAGCCAATGGCTTGTCACATCTCCCAATACATCAAGAGGTCTTACATCTTCATTATAAATCTCTACACCAAGTTTATTGATAGGTAATTCTTTAGGTCTTGGTTTATCTGGCGCACCTCTTTCATTTGGAGGATAAAACTCTAACATTCTTCTTTCTTCAGGATTGGGGGATATTTTGTACTCAATTCCTAAACCTCTTAGAGCAGGATACATCTCCATTGCTTGTTCAAATACGTCTCTAGCCATATTAGTATCCTGATATCCAATCTAAGGGTTCATATTCATCGTCTAAATCTTCAAAGTACATCACTGCGTTAGCTATCTGAGCAATTAAACTTACTGAGTCAACCATGTCATCATGCACACCAGTGGTAGGAAAGTTAAGCAGCTCATCTTTAAACTCTTTAACCCAGTCACCATCACAAAGCTCTACCTGCTTATGCTCAAACCTGCCCTGCAAAGCACCAACAACTCTGTCTACCTTGCTTCTGTTTCCTATCGCTATCTCTTCTATTCTTGGGTAGATGTTTTGTTTTAACATCATCTCTGTTAAGTAAGGCATGACAGCCCTCATTAGAGAACCTTTTTCTATTCCAATAACTTGCACACCGTATAACTGGGTGTGCTTTAGGATTCTCTCGCATACTTCTTTAATGTCCCACCTTCCTGCATCAACCTTATCAACCCACCATTTGTTATCGTCTCCTACCTTGACAATAGCTATAGATGTCTGGTCTAAATACTTCTTCTTGTTACTGGCTTGCTTCGATACGTTCTCAAAACCTGCTAAGTCAACAGCCATGTAATAAGTACCATTCTCTGGCTCATCGTCTTTATCCTTTACTATCACCCAGTCTTCTTTAAATATGTCTGACTGTGGTGCTTCAAAGTTAGCCATGAACTCCTGCCTAAATGCAAACGTAGACATTGTTTCTTTAGCTATTTCAATCTCTTCCTTATCTAACAGTGGGTTATCAAAGCTAGTAAAGTGCCATGACTTCCAGTCCTTAACGTCTTTCTTACCCAGCTTGTAGAGATCGTAGAAGTGATTACGTCCCTTCGGTGTACCTATAAACACACACTGACCCTTCAAGTCAGCTAACGCTGGTCTAAGAATCTGCTCAAACACTGTAGGTTTAATATCTGCATACTCGTCGAGTACAACAAACTTTAAAGCTACACCTCGCATCGTCTCAGGTCTATCAGCACCTTTTAACGATATGACCGAACCGTTAATCAGTGTTAACTGCATATTATTAACGTGACTGCTCGCTATCACTGGGTTTCCCAGCTCCAGCAGTTGTTGCCACATGATGTCTCTAGCCTGTTGCTGAGTAGGGGCTATGTACCAGACATGACCCTTATCAGCCTCTAACGCAGACACTATCAGTCTCCACGCAGCCAGTCTACTCTTACCAGTCCTACGACCAGCAGCTATGACCTTAAACCTAGACTCATCAGTCCAGACCTCTTGCTGCCATGGTAGTAGCTTAATCTTCAGGTCTGACATCTACAGTCTCGTACTCAATATCTTGTGGTTCCTCTATAACTTCTGCTTGCTTATCACCTACCATTGATATCTGAATGTTGACACTACCTCTACCTGCGTCTTTACCCTTGTCAAAGTAAGACATTGGCAACACTCGATCAATACACATCTTTAAACAAGCCACCTGATCTTTGTCATCATTGTCAAGAGCTTTGGTGATGATAGTATTAATAACAGTCTCACCACTCGTAGCTAACAGCCTAGCGTGAAACTCTTTTATTCTGGACGCTTCTCCAGCAGGTCTGCCAACCCTGTTCCTTTTCTTTTTAGCTTCAACCTCAGTCTTTCTCGGTCTACCGCGACCCCTTTTTTTAGGGACATTATCTTTATCAGACAAATGTTTATCCTCTACTTAGATATCTATGTAGGTTTAGAGGTTTAATGATGGTAATCATTATTCATAATTCCTCTTAGGCTACATAAAGAAGGTATCCTAGCATATTTTACTTATTCTTGTATGCTTTTTTTTGTAGGGGACATATTCTCCTTAGTTCTAAATGAGCTTATCAGTTCTTAACGTCCGTTAACGTCCCTTAGCGGTCAATCCTCTTTTCATTTCCACTTTTTTTGTGTCTGTTAGGGTGTTAATTATATTACACTCAGAGAGACAACCTATCCCCCCATCAAAGTTATCCACAAGTTATACAAAGTTATCCACAGTTTGCTAAATGAGAATGATTCCTATTTAGATTTGTAAATGATAATGATTCGCATTTACATAGTCTAGAAAGTTATCCACAATCTATCCACAGGTTATACATTTTTATCCACAGGGGGTTATTTATCTGGGAGGAGGATGTGTTTGCGAAGTAGCCTCACAGGACTACACAAGACTCCACAAATCTACACAACAGGGCTTGACATTAACGCAATTATCGGTCACTAAAAAATAACTAGGG